TTCGAACCTACAACTATGGTTACAGAAGAGGATACTAAAAATCTAGCTAGACAAATGGATATGATACAGGATCTACCTTACATGTTTCCTCCTACTCAAACAGAAAAAGATGCAGCTGCAGATGCTTTAATTTCTCCTGAATTAAATAATAATAATAATGTAGCTGGAATTAGCAATGATTTAAATCGTGTACCTTATCAAGCAGAGTCTATACCTCTTCAAGGAAATATCCCTCCTATACTAGAGGGTACTCCTAGTTATAATGTAGAAAAAGAGTATGCAGAAAATAAATATCAAGCAATTCTAAATGGAACATATACTCCTACAGATGAAGAAAGACGAAATCCGTATTTAATTACTAAATTTATGGATGACTATAAAGGAAAAATAGAAGAAAGACCAGATATACTTGCAGATCTTAAAAACTATGCTCAAAATATTATGAGTAGTGCTAATTATTTTAATAAAAAAGAAATGGAAGAAGGTAATATAACAACTCCTAGAATAATAAGGGAACTTGAAAGAGTTCTACCAGCAGATTTACAAGCTCAAGTTAAAGAATTTTTATATGGTAATGAGAGTAGTAAAAACAAAGATAATCTAAAAAAACTAGGTAGTAAATACTATGATACTTCTGAATCAATGAAAAAATTAGGTAGAGACTTATATGATGTATATGAAAGCAATACTGATAATATTAATATGCTTAAAGATGTGGCTGGTAAGCCTAATAAATACTTATCTGGACTCTACAATGAGACTAAAAAGTTATCACCTGATATAGCACAATTTATAACAACAGCAGCTAATGCGCCTAACGAATACTTAGGTGGATTTTACAATGAGACTAAAGCTATGGCTGATAAGCCTAGCAATACAATGAATACTTATATGGACTTTCTTAAAAAAGAAGAGGGTTTTAGAGCAGAACCTTACAAACTACCAGGTGAAGAATTTAATACTATAGGCTTTGGACATTATGGTAGTGATGTTCAAGATGGATTAAAAATAACAGAAAGACAAGCAAATAATATTTTAAGAAATGATATTGAAATACGTTTAGAACAAATTACAAATGCTATACCAAATTTTGAAGGCTTTAAATTAAATGATAGAAAACATTTATTAGGTTCTTGGTTTAGAGGTGGTCTAGCAGGATCTCCTAATACAATAGCATTAATTAATGAAGGTAAATATAAAGAAGCTGCAAAAGAGTTTTTAGATAATGATGAGTATAGAAATAAAAAAACGCTTCCAGGAGTTAAAAAACGAATGAGAGCTACAGCTAAAGCTATTAGTAGACTTAAATGACAGCCTTAAATGTAAAGCTTCACGAAAAACAACGTGAAGTTTTTGATGATAATACACGATTTAGAATTGTAGCTGCAGGACGTAGGTTTGGTAAGTCCAGGCTAGCTGCTTGGTTACTTCTTATAGAAGGACTACAATCTAAGTCTAAAGATATATTTTACGTAGCACCTACATATCAACAAGCTAGAGATATTATGTGGGGTGTGCTGAAGGAACTTGGGCATGATGTAATAACATCTGCACATGAGAATACTTCTGTACTTACTTTAGTAAATGGAAGAAAAATATATTTAAAAGGAGCAGATCGACCAGATACCTTAAGGGGTGTTGGGTTGGCATTCTGTGTAATTGACGAGTATGCAGATATTAAGCCTAACGTATGGGAACAGATACTAAGACCTGCGTTGGCTGATGTACAGGGAAAGGCTCTATTTATAGGGACTCCTAAAGGACGTAACCACTTCTATGAACTATTTCAGTATGCAGACTCAGACAAGGACAAGGATTGGGCAGCTTTTCATTACTCATCCTATGATAATCCTTTAATACCTTCTAGTGAAATTGAAGCGGCAAAGAACTCTATGAGTTCATTCGCTTTCAGACAGGAATTTTTGGCTTCTTTCGAAGCTGCCTCTAGGGACATATTTAAGGAAGATTGGATACATATAGATGAAAACGAACCTGAAACTGGTAATTATTTTATTGCAGTCGACTTGGCAGGATTTATTAAAGTTGATAAAGAAGCAGCCAACAAGAATAAAAAATTGGATGAAACAGCAATTGCTATCGTTAAAGTACATGATAATGGTTGGTGGATTGCAGATGTCAGACATGGTAGGTGGGACATTAAACAAACTTGTGAAGAAATTTTTAATGCTGTTAAAGAATATGAACCTACGAAAATAGGCATTGAAAAAGGTAGTTTAAAAAATGCAGCTCTTCCATATTTAATGGACTTGATGCAAAAAAATAATTTATTCTTTCGAATAGATGACTGTACACATGGTAATCAAAAGAAAACAGAGCGCATCGTGTGGGCTTTACAAGGGAGATTTGAGCATGGAAAAGTTGTTCTTAATTATGGTGACTGGAATAATGCTTTTGTTGATCAGTTGGTTAATTTCCCAAACAGCCAACTCCATGATGATTTGGTAGATGCAGTAGCTTATATAGATCAAATACAAGTAGTAGATGTTATTTTTGATGAAGTAGATGAAGAATACGAAGCACTCGATATGGTAAGTGGATATTAACTAAGGATAAAACATGGCAGAATATAAAGCACCATCACAACTAGTTTCTTGGATTCAAGGACATTGTACAGACTGGAGAGATAACAGAGATAGTAATTATCTTGACTACTGGAAAGAGTATGAAAGACTTTGGAGAGGTGAGTGGGCTGCTCAAGATAGATTAAGAGAATCTGAAAGAAGTAGAATTGTATCTCCTGCTTTACAAGAAGCTATTGAAAATCATGCATCTGAAATAGAAGAAGGAGTTTTTGGTTCTGGTAATAGTCTATTTAGTATGGATGAAGACATGCAAGATAGAGATGGTAGAGACGTTCAATATCTTCAAAAGTACATGAGAGAGTGTTTTAAAAAGAATGGTCTTCGTAAATCAGTGGGAGATATCATTCTTTTAGCTAGTATTTATGGTACTGGTATTGGTGAAATTGTTATAGAAAAAATGGAAGAAAGAGTACCAGCTACTCAACCTATGCCTGAAGTAGATAGTGTTGCAATAGGCACAGTTAAAAAAGATAAAATTAATGTAAAATTAAATCCTATTAGTCCTCAAAACTTTTTAATAGATCCTAATGCTACTCATGTTAATGATGCTATGGGTGTTGCTATTGAAGAGTTTGTTTCTGCACATAAAGTAGCAGAAAATATGGAAAAAGGAGTCTACTTAGAAGCAGATTTAGGTGGAGAAGCTCAATCAGAGCTAGACTTAGAAGAATCTTGGATTGATGAAGAGTATGATCATGATAAAGTTAAACTATTAAAATACTATGGTTTAGTACCAGAAAAACTTATAGATAAGCCTGAAGATGGTGTAGTAGATATAACAGAAGGAGCTTCAGATGTTTTAACTGACTATGGAAATCTTGTAGAAGCTATAGTTATTATAGGTAATGATAATGTATTACTTAAGGCAGAACGTACGCCTTATATGATGAAAGATAGACCTATTGTTGCATATCAAGATGATACAGTACCTAATAGATTCTGGGGTAGAGGTGTAGCAGAAAAAGGCTGTAATATGCAAAAAGCTTTAGATGCTCAACTTAGATGTCATTTAGATTCTCTTGCTTTAACTACAGCACCTATGATGGGTATGGATGCTACTAGATTACCTAGAGGAGCTAAATTTGAAATTAGACCTGGAAAAACTTTATTAACAAATGGATCACCTAATGAAATTTTAATGCCATTTAAATTTGGTGTAACTGATGCTTCTAATTTACAGACAGCTCAAGAATTTCAAAGAATGATATTACAAGCAACAAATACTTTAGATACTGCTAGTGATACTAAACAACCTACAGGCGGGGAACTTTCTATAACTCTTGCTACTATTCTTAAAAAGAATAAAAGAACTCTTGTTAATTTTCAAGATAACTTTTTAATTCCTTTTATAGAAAAAGCAGCTCATAGATTTATGCAGTTTGATCCAGAAAATTTCCCTGTAGCTGACTATAAATTTGTAGCTAATTCTTCTTTAGGTATGTTAGCTAAAGAAGTAGAACAATTACAATTTATTAATTTACTTAAAACATTAGGACCTAACAGTCCTGTTGTTCCTTTATTATTACAAGGTATTTTAGATAACTCTAGTTTACCTAATAAAGAGACTTTAAAACAAATGTTAACGATGTCTCAACAAAAAGAACAACAAATGAAACAACAACAAACTCAATTAGCTTTAGCTCAAGCACAAGCACAGATAGCTTTATATAATTCAGAGGCTCAAGAAAATACAGCACAGGCTCAAAATTATATGATGGATGCTCAAACTAAACCTCAAGAGGTACAAGCAAAACTTATGACTGCTTTAGCTACAAATCTTCCTAGTGAAGCTGATGAACAAGCAGCTGAATTTAAACGAAGAGTACAAACAGCTGAGTTAATGTTAAAAGAACAAGAGCTAGAACTT